TCTTTGCGCCGGTCGGGTTAGCGCCCGCCCGGCGCTTTGTTCGAGGAATCCGCAATGGCCGAATCCACGCTGGCGCTGACGTTCCAAGACCTGGTGATCCGCGTCGCGGAGTATCTGGGCGTAGCGTACTACGGCCCCAACGGGGACGAGGCGGCGCAGATGCCCCCGTCCGCCACGCACGACCGCGAGATGTGCGAGCGGATCGTCAACGACGGCATCCGCATGTTCGTGCAGGCCAGCCCCAAGTGGCGCTGGATGCGTCCGGTCTATTCGCTGGCGCTCGATCCCACGGGAGCAGGCCCGCAGAACATCGACTCCGACGCTGCCCGCTACAAGATGCCCGACGACTTCAACGGCGACTTCGAGGGCCGGTGGCGCTACGCCACGACCGGCGCAGGCGTTGCGGACATCCGCTGTGTCGATGAGTCGGAGATTCGCTCGCTCCGCGCTGCGTCCAACCACGCGGGCGATCCGTACCTCGTGGCCGTGCGCCCACTGGACACCGACGGCGCGAACAAGCGGAAGTGGGAAGCGATCTTCTATCCCACGCCATCGGCGGCGCGGGCCGTGACGGTGCCGTACCGCCGGTACGTCCAGAAGCTGTCCAATCCCACCGACCTGCATCCCGCCGGCGCGGAGCATGACGCGGTGATCGTCGCCGCCTGCATCGCCGAAGCCGAGCTTCAGCGCGACGATCAGGCCGGCGCGCGGATGGCGCACTACGCCCAGTTGCTCAAGAACGCCGTGAGCCTCGACCAGAACTCTGCCCCGCGCCGGCTGGGCCAGAACCTAGACGGCTCGAACGATTGGATGTCGCCTTCGCGCCGCTACCTGGGCGCGGCCCGCTTGCCATCGGAAGTCACCTACCTCACTCCGTAGGAGCGAACCATGAACCCCTACAGCTTCCTCAAAGACCTGGAGCGCGTGATCGCGGGCGAAGGCTTCGTCCGGGAGAAAGTCTTCTCCCTGGCCGACCTGCGCAACACCGACGGCTCGGCCATCGGCGCGATCGGCGCGGGCAACTTCGGTTTGGCCGCCGCCGAAACCAACGGCCTGACGCTCAAGTGGAGCGCGAGCGACGCCACAGCCTTCACGCTCAATCTCGCGCTGCCCGGCGACTACGACGGCGACAAGGACTCGCTGAAGCTGCGGCTCTTCGCGCAGTCGGCGGGCGACACCAACACCCCGGCCCTCGACGCCACGGTGTACCGCAAGCGCGCTGGCGCGGCGCTGTCGGCCGACCTCGATCCGACCATCAGCGCCGCCGTGCCCAATAACACCGCCAAGGGCGGCTTCGTCGAGATCAACATCAGCGGCAAGGCGTGTCTGCCCGGCGACGTGCTGCACGTCACCGTGACGCCCGGCGCGCACACGACCGATGCACTGTTTCTGTATGGCTTGACGCTGCGCTACCGCTCGAACCTCGTGCTCACCAATCCCGATGAACGGTGAGCTTGATAGACCGCAACCCCCCGACACGGGAGGACGGTCCGTGAATGGCACGTTCGGTCATCCGACTGCCGTTTCCGGCCAAGGGACTGGACGAGAATGCCTCGTACCGCGACCAGCCGGAACAGAGCACGCCCGACTGCCTCAACGTGAGGCCGTATGACCCCATCGGGGGTCGGGTGCGCGGTGGCCCACGCGCCGGGACGGCCAAGTCGCTGCCCGATCCCATCAACGCCGACAACGCCGTCCAACTGATCCGGCAGGTCACGCTGCCGCTGGTGCCCCAGCAGGTCAACCTCACCACCATCGTCGATGAGGCGGACGGGTCGGGCTTCACCGACGACTTCGCTTACGCCGATGGGTACGCCCGCACGGTGGCGGCGGCGAACTGGGATTTCTACCGCTACAGCGGGGCCTGGTCGTCCAACGACAGCGGCACGGGTCGCAACTACTTCAATTCGAGCAGCTTCACCACGGGCAACGAGTTCGGCTGGGTCGTGGGCGGCAAGGTCCATGGCGCGAGCTACGGCACCGGATGGCTCTGGAAGGGCGCGAACTCGCTGGCGACGATCTACGGCGTTTCCTTCCGCGCCCGCATGAAGGAAGTCAACTCCGATCCGTACTACAACGGCAACATCACGGGCATCGTGCTGCGGGCCAACAAGCCCGACCCGACGACCGGGAACTTCTACGTCGTCGAGGCGCGTCGCGGCGCTGCGACCAAGGCGGGGCGCACGGAGATCGCCGTCGTCCGCTACGACGCCGGCGTCCGCACAGTCCAAACCAAAGCCGTCATCACCACACCGCCCACCGCTTACCGCTGGTCGGACTATTTCACGCTCGAAGCCCGCGTGAACGAGAACTTCGTCTTCGTGTACGTCAACGGCAACCTGGTCCACGCCGACATCATGGCCAGCTACGGCAACCAGTCGGGGGTGGGCCTGGCCCATCGCAACTCCGGCGGCAGCGGCAGCTACATCCTCATCGACCAGTTCAAGATTATGACCGGCGCGCTGGGTTCGATCGCGCGGGACACGCGCCTGGTCTTCGTCAGCGGCGGCAGCATCTACCAGACCGACTCCAACGACCAACTCGCTCTGGCGACCAACGGTGCGGGCGCGCTGTCGCAGACCACCATCGACATCACCGGACAGGAAGCGCCGGCATCGCCCAACGACGCCTTCCCGACTCGGCGGTTCGTCTATTTCTGCGATGGGGTGGACTACAAGCGGGTCAACGTCAACGAGCAGATCGTCGAAAGCTGGACCGCCTTCACGGGCACCGACGTGGTGAACAACGAAACCATCGACGGCGCGCTGCCGGTGGGCACCGAAGGCGAGTCGTGCAAGTTCGTCACGATGTACCGGGGCCGGCTGGTGCTGTGGGGCCTGCGCACCGATCCGCAGAACTGGTTCATGTCGGCGGTGATGGACCCGCGCAACTGGGACTACAGCCCTCCCACGGCGCGGGCGACGCAGGCCGTGGCGGGCAACGCCTCCGACGCGGGCAAACTCGGCGACATCCTGCTGGCCTGCTGCCCGTACTCGGACGACAACATGATCCTGGGCGGCGACCACACGCTCTGGATCATGCGCGGCGACCCGGCGGCGGGCGGCGGGATCGACAGCATCAGCTACCAGACCGGCATCGTCGGCGCGGAAGCCTTCGCGCGGGACGAAGCAGGCAACCTCTACTTTTTCGGCAGCAACGGCATCTACCGGATGGCCGGCGGCGACGCGCAGCCGGAACTCATCACCAGCGGACGCCTGGACCGCCGCTTCTCGTCGGTGGACCTTTCGATCAACCGGATTCGGCTGTTGTGGAACAGTCGGCTTCAAGGGTTGCACGTCTTCATCACGCCCTTGGCGCAGGGCACCAGTACGCACTACTACTGGGACCGGCGCACCGACTCGTGGTGGGTGGACCGTTTCCCCGACGCGACCGGCCCGACGGCGGTGTGGATGTACGACGCCGACGATCCCAATGACCGCCTGCTCATGCTCGGCGGCTTCGACTCCTACGTCCGCAGCTTCGACGAGGCCGCCAAGAGCGACGACGGCGGCGCGGGCGATCCCGTCGCCGTCACCAGCTACGTCCTCTTCCCGCCCATCGTGGCCAGCGACTGGGTGCGGATGCGGCTGGAGTCCTTGCAGGCCAGCCTCGACCGATCCAGCGATCCGGTCACGATGCAGGTGCTGACGGGGCGCAACGCCGAGAGCGCGATCGAGAGCACGGCGGTCCGGTTCAGCGCCACGTTGCAGCCGGGCCGGGGCCAGTGGCTGCGCCAGCGCGTGGCCGACAACGCGATCACCTTCAAGCTGCTCAACGCCACGGTGAACCGCTCGTGGGCCTTGGACTCCATGTGCGCGATCTTCACGGAAGCCGGGATGCAGCGCCAGCACGGGAGGGCCGTCTGATGGCTCTGGACACCACCATCCTGGCGACGCGCCCGCGCAGCTTGCGGCACTACTGGCTGTTGAACGACCACGCCAGCATCGCCGACAGCGGCTTGGGCGCGCGGCCCCTCACGACGGTCGGCACGCTCTCGACCGTGGCGGGTCAGGTCGGCAACGCGGTGCAGTTCCCCGGCACCAGCGGCAACTACGCGCGGTACGACACCATGACCAGTGAGAACCCGCCGATGTTCCATCCGTTCGACGACTTCCCCGACTCGGAGTGGACGGTCCATGCGCTGGTGAAGGCCCCGACATCGGGAGGTCAGAAGTGCTTCATCAACTTCGGCAATCAGGAGCAATCCAGCGACGCGGGCAAGGGCGTGTTCATTGGAACGCAGAGCAGCGCGGGAAACTACGACCGGGTTCGCATCTCGCGCTACAACACCAACATGAGCGGGGGACTGTCGCCGGCCTACGCGCTCGGTTCCAACACCGTCATTGCCGACAACACCTGGAAGTCGGTCGTGGTCCGACGGCGCAAGCTCCTGATCGGCGACATCTACCTCGAAGTTCGTCTCAATAACACACACGCTCAGGATAGCCCTCTTTCCATCAGTGAGGTTGGGTTCCGCACCTTCAACGACCAGCAGAACGAGAGCGGATCACGCTCCGGCTACTACGAGCGGTTCGGCCTGGGCTGCACCTACGACCG